TTCTTCTTCTTCTTCCTCTTCTTCCTCTTCGGCAGGAGAAACTGCAGCTACAAATTTCTCAAGTTCATCTGAAGTCAATTTGAATCGGATTTCTGAGGTACCATCTGAATAGGTTACCAATACCAATGTTTTGCTGATTGCTACTTCGTTAACTACTTCTACTTTAGCTTCTTTTTTTCTAGCCATGATTGTAATGTTTTAAATTGTTGATAAATGATAGTTATTTGTTCTCAAGTTGTTTCATTAAATAATATGGAAGTTTCTTTTTCTTAGCTTCCCTGTATAATCTTTGATTTAGGGGAGTGAAAGTTGAAACATAAGATTTTAGTTCCTCAAGAGAATTGAAGGTTTTTTCTTCTCTCTCATCTTCTAAAATCTTTTCATTAGCCCAATTGTAGCGATAGGTTACTTCGTCTACCTTGATAGCATTTTGAGTTATTTCGTTTTTTTGTAATGTTATTTTTGTTTCCATATCTTTTTATTTTTATTTTGACAATGCAAATATATATACATTAAATTTATTATGCAATATCCCAATCAATTTTTAATTGGTTCGATTGTTTCGAAGAGAGATTGGGAAAATGTTCCATTTCAGGGTAGATAACTCTGGTATACCCGGATAATCCGATTTTAATAAAGTTATCCCAGAGATGAGGAAGTTCCCTCTTCCCGTTTGTCATCCTATAGTTACTCCCCATTTCGAAAGGATGGATGTAAAATTTACCCTTAACTGGGAAAGCAGTCATCACATAGCTCCTTTTTGGTTTTACATGAAATTTATCGAGTAAAACGAATCCTCTGAATAAAAGTTCTTTATGGGCCCTGTCTTCGGATAAATGTTTTTTTTCGACATCTTGAGTAGTTAACCATTCATTGTATTTATCATAGATCAATGAAACGATGTTTATTGCAAATGGTACACTCTCGGTTTGATATTCAGTTTTTAATCGATGTAAAACCTTCAAAGCAAGATTCAATTGATCTGGCAATAAATTATATTCCTTGAATTGTCTTTGTTGCTTATCCGTTAATCGATTCCACCTTAAATATGAAGCATCATGATACTTCAATAAGCCTTCAAAAAATAAAGGATCTTTGAATGATGATATTTTAGGATTGCTTCTCATAATGTTTGCATGTAATATGTTTTTAAGAATTGATTAATCATAGAACGTTTTCCAATCTTTATGGTTTTATCCATGTGTTTTCTAAAGATTTTTCTCTTTCTCTTGTTATAATTCCATTCTAAAGGAATATAATATTTTTTGACTTGATAGTATTTCCCTTCTACCCTTACAGAATTTTTTCCAAATTTCCAGCCTCTACTAAGGATCATCCTTCCAGTAGCAATTTTGAGATATTTATGCCAATCTTTTCCAAATTGTCCCTTTAAAGTGAGCTTTGCTTGGTAACGAGTATAGAATTTAACTGGTACTACGTTTACTCTTAAATCTTCTGTAAAATAATAAGGATAGAACTTATTTGCATAAATCCTATCCTCGTTTACTTTAAATGACTTTGGCTTTTTTCTTTCTTTTTCCATTTCGTTTCTTTTTATTAAGTGACTCCCTGTAAGCTTCTGTTCTTTCATTAGCTTGCTTCCTTAATAATGCCCTTTCCTTCTTTCTTTCTCGAGCCCTTAATCTGGAAGCTTTAATCTGTTCTGGAGTCTTTTCCTTTTTTACTCTGGGTTTTCTTTCTTCTTTAGGTTTAGGGATATGTTTGATACATAAAGCTTGTCTATACCAGATAATGATGGATTTTTCAGAAGCTTCTGGGAATTTCTTTAATACTCTTCGTTTGATTCTATCCAATGAATATCCTTTCTTTGCAAGTTCAAAGGTATAGGATTTTTTTGTTCCCTTGAGAAGGTTATTAGAATCTCTTTCTCTTGGGGGTTTCTTTTCTTTTACCTTTTTCTCTTTAGCGGGTTTTTCCTTAGACCCTTCTCTCATTTCATCAGATACATATGATAATCTGAGAGAGGGTTTTACTAAGTAATCAGCACCCCTTTCTTTTAGGATTCCTTCTAACCAGAGATCAAATTGTAATACCAAATCTGGATTAGGTTTTTGAGCCCTTTCAGAATCGATGAATGATACCAGAGAATAAAAATCTGAAGAAACCACCTCTGGGAATGGCATCCCTCTTTCGATTGCCATTTTTTTAATGTCTCGGTATTTTAATCCTGAATGCCAATACCGAGCTGGTTTTTGTTGTTTTTTATCCGTTGCCATATTTTTATTGAATTTTAATTTATAATGCAAATATACATATATTATATATTATATGCAATAATCTATCTTTAAAATATTATACAAAATTAGGAAATGTACTGGTGAGTCAATTGGTTTAGAGGTATCCAATTCAGGATAGGATTCCATTACTTCTTTGAACTTTTCGAAGTTTATGTTTTTTCGATGTTCTTTTGAGATATAAGGTAATATTTGAGGTTCAAAGAATTCTCCCTTTTCTAAGGCTTTGTTAAATTGCTTTATGTACCTCTTTTCGAAACCTTTATTATACCAAGCAAATAATCCCATCGAATAATAAGAAGTTCTCTTTACTCTGATGTTAAACCATTTACAGATATATGGATGATATACTCTATCGGCTAACCAAATGAATGGAATGTACCAAAGTTTATGCCAGAATGTTTTAACTTGAGCTCCACCAAGTTTATTGTATACTGCCCTAAACCCATAAGAGAAATACCAATTATTAGCTCCCCTTTTTACCTTGATGTTGGGTTTGAAATGTTTCATCCTGTTATAAATCCTATCCCAGGGTTTAACCCTCTTTTCATTCATTGAAGGTAAAAATGTATAATAATGTAAGATTTCAGAGAGGTAGGGATTATATACCTTATGCTTGTTTACAATGATATAATCTAAGATTGATTTTAATCTGTTCTGTAAACCAAAATCTGTAAAGAACATAGGCAACATTAGGTTCCATACTTGATCTTGAGAAACAAAAGGTGAATAACAAGGATCTTCTGAAGATGTTAGTTTCAATGAATTATAAGCCATCGAATCAATATACTCAAGGTTAAATTTTTCGGACATTAATGGATTAATATCATCCCTCACAAAAAAGCCATCATAGGTTTTGTTAGTAATAAAGGAACCCTTGAAATAATTCTTGGCAGCATATACTAACCTTGTAAAGGCAGTAGCATACATTGTACCTTTTCTATTAAGGAGGTGTTCTAATGTCAGGAGCTCAGCAAAATTAATCGTACCATCTCCGATTTCACCTAAACCATTTACTAAGTCTACCCTTGATAAAGGGATATAAGTTCCCGGTTTTGTAGCATCTCCCATCCATACAAAGTATTTGTAATACAAATCTCTGTATTCTACGTACTTTTCTTCTAATGTTTTCATATGTAAAATGAGTTTTCGTTAGCTCTTTGTAATCCTTTACGTTTTTTCTTTTCTCTCTTTTCGAAATTCAGTAACTTCTGTTTATCATTATTCTGATAAGCATAATCTAATTTCTCAGCATAAAAATCTAGATTGTTTACACTGTTGTAGTTTACTGCTTTTTCGATTGTTTGACGATAATTTGGCCAGAACGCTTGACCTTTCTTTGCAGTCTTATTCCCATATTGGAATTCTACTACCAAGTAGCCATATACATCAGCCATGTCTTTATCATCAAATACATAGATATAAAGTTTAGATAGCTTCTCTAAAGTACTGTCTCGTTTTTTTACAGGTACTATCTGATACCCATCATCGAACCTATCATAATCGAATACAACAAAGTAATAACATTGTTTCTTCCTTGAATACCAATATTGATCTATGAGATTTTGAACTTGCTCAGAGTCCAAGCTACAGATGTATTTGATATAAAAGATATCTCTTCTGTTGTTCCTTCTTTTATATGCAGATGGCTGTTGAATTTTCCTTGGAAGGATTCTCCAATTATTCCATCTATCGAATTCCATGATAAGCTTGTATGTGTCGATATCCCATGGATCGGTAGACTCTTTTAATAGAGCCATCTGTTTTATTAGGAATTGAGTTTTAATTGGAGCCACATACATTGCAGCATCACCAAAAGGATCAGAAGCTTGTTTTCTTGTAACTCTTCGTTCTATACAAGCTTCTATATAATCTACAAATCTTTGATCAACACAACGAACAGGCTTAAAGATGTTATCATGAAGTTCGAAAAAATCATGAAACAATCTGAAAAGCCTTTCTGATCTTTCTTTTAATTCCAAATACTTGTAATGTACGATCCCCATTATCTCTCCAACTTCCCAGGAGGATTTACCATAGGAAATTGAAAGAGATAAGGATTGTTGTTCTTCTTTAGTAAGACAATTCCATGCTTTGTTATCTACTAATCCATCCATAATGAGTCCTCTTCTTGTGTTGTAGTTAATTTATAAGAATTGCTAATGTTATCCTCGGCATGATCATAAGCTAATTTATCCGGATCATAATCCAAGTATGTACTGTAGAGAACATTCTCAAAAGGTAACCATATCTCGATTTCACCTCCATTTGGGAATAATTTTACCTTTACATTTTGTGTGTTAAGGTTTATCTCTAATACTGTTGCCTGAACACCATCGAAAGGATACCCTCTTAATACGATATAACTTCCAACTGTTAATTGGGCAATATCATATTTAGAATAAACCTTGTTTTCTTTGGAGAGTCTTTTTAATCTTCTGATTTCTTTTCTGGATACTGTTGCTACAATAGAGAAGTCATCCCAATCTTCGGCATTTTGAATCCTGGCCTTTATTTTCCTTGGGTGCATTGTCTCTGGAGACTTTACCCAAGAATGAATTCCTGGGATCGCCTTTTTTAATCGATGTAGGAATACCCTTGAGAATGCTTTTTCTTTTCTCATTCTGATAAAGCCATAAGAGAATAGCATGGGTACATCCTCATAGATATCTTTTCCTTTACTTCGTTTTTTTAATATTGAAAGTGTTGGAATGTATACTTTGATATCATCATATTTTGCTTTTTTAAGCTCAGCTTCGATTGAACCATAAAGTTTATTATCTATATGGCATATACACCATACATATTCTCTTTTTTTCATAATTTCCTTACTGCTTTATAGAATTCATTATAGGGAATCGCCGTTAAGTCGTTTGAATTGAACACCAGTAGATTCCCTAATGAACAGCTCAAAGCAATCATGTCTAAGCTTTTCTTGGATAAATCCACGATTAGCTTTCCCACTTTTACATCACATACTAAAAAATAGGTTTGCTTTGCCATCCCATTCTCTCTCATAAATAATAATGGGATTTTATTACATCGGTTAGCATCATATGATGCTTGTTCCCAAAACCTAAGTACATCGGATTTTGTACCTTTTAGAATATCATTGAATGTTATACCCTTATAGGATTTACATTCAACACTGAAAGGGAATTTGTGGCTATGTTTTGGATCAGTACAGGTTAAATCTCCAAAAGATTCGATAGATTTAGCCCAACCTCCTGACATGGGAGTTCGAGAAAATTTATAGCCAGTCCATCTTTCCCATACCTTAGCAAGTTCCCTTTCAGCTTTGGATCCTTTATTTTTACTGTTCACTGACATTTGGTATTGAATTTTAAGTATTATGGGATTATAGTGGTAATACCATTGTCTTTTTTTACCTTAATCGTATTAGAACCTGAGATTGAAAAATTCTCTTGGTGAGTGATTATATAAATGCTTTTCCCATTACCTATATATTTCACTAAGTCCATTACGATTTCGATATTTGCCTTATCTAAGTTTTCGAAAAGTTCATCCAAGAAAAGTAAATTTATTCCCAATGATACGCTTGTGATAGAGTGTAATGCAAATGCCATAGCCACATTTACCAATTGTTGTTCACCTCCGGATAATTCTTCGTATTGAAGCAATTGGCCATCTTTATCGATTAAGGTTACAAAATCCCTTTTTGATGATTCTGTGTTTACTGTGAACTTTATATTAAATCCGATTATACTACTGTAATCATCCAAACAATCATTCAAGGATTTTAATGAAGCATCGAAAATAAAAGTTTTCATCCCAGAATTACTTAATGGGTCATTGATTACCCAATTTAGGTTTTCTAATGCCTTTTTCTGAGTTTCACAATTTTTACGATGTTTTTCTAACTTAGCTTTTAATTCCTTTCTCTGTTTTCGATACTGAGGTGAGATTATGTTTATTCTCTCTAATCTTAAGTTTCCCTTTTCTTTTATCAGGTTAGTAATTTCACCCTTTAAAGTAGTAATATCATCTTTAATATCTTCTTGTTCTCTACAAAAAGATTCTACATCGTAGATTTTTGACTGGGTCTTAAATTTTTTATCCTTAATCTCTTCCGATGATTTGAAATGTGAGGATAGGGTTTTAAGGTCATTGTATGCAACCTTGTATTTCTCTTTCTGTAATAAATCCATGATAGATTCGATGAATTCCAGGACTCCTTTTTTACTTGTAATTTTGGTTAGTTGTTGATTGGTATTAAGTTCTTCTTTTTTAAGTTTGGTTAACTCTCTCTTAAGATGCTCCAAATTTTTTAAGCTCTTAGTTAGCAGGTTTTCATCGAACTTTTTCTCCAATCTAACAAGTTTTTCATGTCTCAATGTAATTTTATTTTCGATCTGATTAACCTGTTCTCTGAAGATCTTTTTATAATTCCTTTCACTATCTCGGAATTTTTCATAACTTTTCCTTGCATCTTCATATCTTTCAGTTATGGATTTAACTCGATAGTATGCTTCATCATATTTCTGTTGTGTTTCTTTTTTCATTACCATAGCAATGTTCTTTGCTACAGTAATATAACCTATTTCGAAAGCTTCTTCGAACAAAGCCTTTTTATCAGGACCAGATGATTCAGCTATACGCTGGAGTCTTTGACCGAATGTGATTGTGTTTTTGAAAAGCCTAAAGCTACTACCCAAATCTTTTTCGATAAGTTCTTGAATCTTTGGTTTGGATTTTTCTTTTACTTGGGCTCCATCGATTAGATAGAGTAATCTGTTTCCTCCTTTAGCCTCTTCTACTTTACCTTTATATTCTTGACATCGTATTATCTGATGTATTGAGCCATCTTTCTCAAAAAAGATTTTTACCATTGTACCCTTATAATCATTGGGTCTCCAGGATTCTAAGGTATTTACATCTTTTATGTTTTTTAATGTTTTACCATATAAACACCAACTGATAGCATTCAGGAAACTGGAATTATGAGTAACAATAAAGTCCCGGGTAATATATAAGCCATCTGGAGAATCCACAGTAATACATCGAGAAACCCTTTCCCCTACATATTGTATATCCTTGATTGTTAGTACCATCCTGTTCCGAGTTCTCCCACTTCCCAAGTTTTCTCTTTTATACTTTCGGATAAAAGGGTTATACGATAATCGAATTGAACATCCGAAACTTTTAGTCCACCTACCATACTTATACCGAGTCTGGTTCCTAATTTTTGAGATACCTCCCAGAGATCTCACTAAATAAACTACTCCATCCCTCAATTTTTTGGACTTAGAGGTATATCCTGAAGTCTTGGATTTCTTTCTACCCACTCCCTTAACAGAACCATCAGTATCCAATAATCCAGCTAAAAGTAATTTTCTATCTTCAATCGAAGCATTTAGGTATATATCCGGAATAAATTTATTATTAGACCTACATCCTAATAATCCAAGCTCTTTTAATTGTTCACCTAAACCATGTATCCTGAAATGTTTTATGGTACCATTTATCTCTGTACCCTCTCTTACCATATTGGGATTTGGTAAAAACTGCCTTAGCCTACTTACTACCTCCTTCCAATCTTTTAGATTGGTAGATACACGTACAGTAGGCCTACCTCCAGTTATACAACCATCCCCTAAAATAAACCCTAAAATATAGGGATGTATTGGTAAGTCGGGAGTTCTCCCAAAATCCACTGACTTAGTTATTGGAATATCATACCTATATATGAAAGTACCCGGCTTGAATGGATTCTCCCTTTTATATGATTTTAACAGGGTTTCAGTATCAAAAGTTCGTAAATGATGTCTAGCTTTTTTAGTATAAACAGACCATAAATGATCTCCCGCACACCTTGTATGAGTACCATCAGAAAATGAGACTCGATATGTGGGTAGAGACCCCCTATCCGTAATCCCTAATATCTTTATGGGTTTTCCATCAACAGGATTTATCACTCTGTCCCTCAAAGTTAATTCTCCCATTTTTTTCCACCCGTTTTCAGTTAAAACAGGCTCTGTTAAAGGTTGTGCTTTCCCACTACCATTATTTCCTTTAACCAGATGGATTCCTTCTGTACCCAATGTTATACTAAGATCCTGAATAGAACAGAATCCTTTTATTTCCATGTTCATGAATTTAATCATACTTCTTCCTCCTCTGCCTTTTTAAGTATTTCAATAAGAAGTCTCTTCTTTTCAGGATCTTTGATACCTTGTATTCGAAGATATCGTCTACCTGCTTTAACTTTCGAATAGTTTTTCTGTATAACCTTGCTTTCTGAGCTGAGCTCATCATTAGAGGCCTTAGGTTTGAGAACTCTATAATAATTTCCGTCCTCTTTAATTTCCTCCACACTGCCCACTGTCTTAAACTTAGGCAATCCTTTAATATGAACAAATTCAATGGACATATCAGAATATATCTTAAGATAACCCATTTTGTTTCCTTCATCTGTGAACCTTTGTTGTAAAGGTGCTCCAACCATGTATACATGTTTCTCTAATTTCTGAAATTTGTGTATGTGTCCACATAATACCAAATCGAACTTTCTGAGTAATGTTCTATCGAAGTTTTCTACAGAACCAACTTCTCTACCATCTGTATCTCGGGCTCCAGCATAATCAGTATGTAGTAATAGGATATTCTTTTTACCCTTAATTACTTTTGTTTCTTTTAATGCTTGCTTTAAACCAATATTATGATCCAGATATGGTATGCCATGCAATGCAAATGTTGGCCACTGGATAGTTTTCCAATCCATACAATGAAACCAATGATATTGAAGATCAAGAGCTGTTAAGAAAGAATCTGACCTTTGATCATATGTGTTCAAATTTGGTATTTCATGATTACCAGAGATCCCAAATACTTGAAGCTTTGGCTCATTGGAATATTTATCGAAATATTTAGACATCTTAATATATAACTCCATATTGATTGTTTCTGGAGTATGTACCAAATCCCCACAAAAGAAAACTGGGATCTTTTGTTTTATTGCTTCTCTGAAAATTTTGTCTAAAATCAAAAAATGGGAATCTGTTCGACTCCCATTTTGATTGAACTTTGTCCAATTATTTAGATGAATATCGGAGAAAGCTAATGCTATAACTTCCTTTTTCATTTTAAAAACTTTCTAATTGCTTTCATTCGTTTATTATGATCCATCTCATTTAATTCTAAGAGTTTAATTCCATCGATTGGATCATATCCCTTCTCTACTTCCCAGCTAGTATCATGTACAAATAAAGTACCAACCTTGTTTTTACTGAATATGTTTCTGATAAGCTGGCCAAAAGATTGCTCTACTCCAATGACATTGAATACCAAAGTTTGACAAGCACTTACCATGTATTGGAAGTATTTATTGGTAATACGTTTGCCATCGTTTTCGAATTCCCATCTTTCAAATTGATCCCTTTTGTAAGGAATGAAGATAATATGAGTTATCTCTTTTTCCTTTAACATAAGATCATAATTGATAGCATTTATCTTTTCGATAAAATCATGTGTTTCACAAGTTGGGAGTCCCATGGAATTTTCTTGGATCTCATAACCAGCTGTATCATACAGACTACGATCTGTAACAAAGCTACCTTCTAATTCCATATACTGATGATACCTTAGGTTTAGGATTTGGAAATTCCTTTTGTATTTTTCATTGGTATCATACTTGGTATTTAAATCATAATGATTTTTTGGGAGATTGGGCATTAAATCATATAAACTCCCAGAAACATATTTAATTCCAAACTCCTCTGAAATAGCTCTGGCTATGGTTGATTTGCCAACCCCACTTGCACCACAGATTACTATCCTCTTATTCTTCATATTTGTAAGTTTTTAATTGTTTTGAATGGTTTTATAAATTCTGATGACATGAAAGATTTGAGTTGATATTTCTCAAATATCTCATTTAAGGTAATCTTATCCATTGCATGTTTTTTATCATGATATGGGATTACTTCTGGATTAACCTTTGTTAGATAATAGAACAGGTCTATCAACAGTTGGTTTCGTTTGAATATTGGTTCTAATTCTGATTTAGGGAATTTCTTATCTCCCTGATCGGATTTTAAGAACTCCCTTATACTTCCGTATTCTTCTAAGAATTTTAAAGCAGTTTTAGGACCTACCCCTTTTATTCCTGTGATGTTATCGGATGTGTCTCCACATAGGATTTTCATATCCACTGCTTGTTCTGGTGTATACCCATATACATCTTTACAATTTTTAGGTGTTACTAGCATATCTTTAGAAGGATTTATCAATTTGATATTTGGAAATGCTAGAAGTTGAACAAAATCTTCATCTGATGATAATAGGTATACTTGAGATAAGCAATTCTTTTGATAAATCAATGCAAGGTAATCATCACTTTCCATTTCATTGATCCTTTTGTTATCCCATACATAAACAATCCCTAAGTTTCTCAGAATACGTTTAATAATGGGAAACTGTACCTTGAAAATTTGATCCCAGTCTTCTGAGATCCTTTTTCTATGAGCTTTATACTCGGGGTACATATCGGTTCTTAATTTAGATCGATGGCAATCGAAACATACTACTACTGAAGTAATTTTAAACCTTACAATGTTTGAGTATAGGATTTTAAAGAATCCATATACTGCACCTGTTGGAATCTTACCATTTGAGAACCCTTTATTCTTGAATTTGAAATGAGCTCTCCACAAGCAGTTGTTTCCATCTACCAATAATATCCTTTCTTCTTTCATTGTAATTCTTGATATAAAAATATAACTCTGGGATTATTTAATGAGCCTGCAGATACTACTTGAAAGCAAGGTACCATCATCCCTTTTGGGACAATGGCTACCACTACTTTAATCTTCGAATTCTTCTTCCTCTTCTTCATCTTCTGAATCATCGGATTGAGATTCATAATCCAAATTTCCATCTACTGGGAAGAGGTTTATACCCTTTTCTACAAGCTCATCAATCTTATTCTGAGTAACACTGATAGTGTTTATTCCACAAGCTCTAATCAATTTTCTTCTAAGTTTATCATCCTCTTCTACTACAGATTGAAATTTCTCTTCACCTCTTGCAACTGTTTTTCCCTTATACTTATAGATGCCTCCAGAGGTTTTCTCCAATACGTCTTCTTCAACCAGAATATCTGCAAATCCATGATATCTATCAAAACCCACATATTCAACGTATTTCTGATTAAAGTATACAGGAGCTTTGGGGATTGTATTTCTTAAAGGAGCTACTTTATTTTTAATCGGACGTATACTTACTAACTTCCCCACCTTTCTTTCTTTACCCTTTACCTTTTTAGTAACTTGTTTTCCAGCATAAAATGCAGAACGAATAGAAGCATAGAATCCAAGAGCTTTCCCTCCAGTCGAAGTAGTGTTATCTTGACCAAATCCCACATTTAAAGCTATCCTTAATTGATTGATATAAATTTGAGTGATGCCCAGCTTAGAGAGAAGTTCTGTCCTAATCCTAAACATTTTATATAATGCCTTAGCTCTGCCTCCCATTTCGGCTTTACCATCAGTCATTTTTATATTAATGTTTTCTGTACAGTCCATAGCAGCTATAGAATCCACTACGATAAGAATTGGCTCATTATGAGTTAACTTGCTTCTCCATAGAATGGATAAATCTGCGATGGCATCTGAAATTGTTTCGATTTCTGTAGAGTTAATTAGGGTAACTTTGTCCAATTCTATCCCATTTTGTTCTGCCCATGAGTTATCCCAGGATTGCTCAGCATCAACCCAAATAACATGACCCCCCAATTGTTGAGTACAATATGCAAAGTCATAAGCTATCAAGGATTTTCCGCTTGAGGATTGGCCCATGACTTCTAGTATCTTACCAAAAGGAATTCCTCCACCATACTGATAATTTAAAGCTAAGAATCTTGATGGTAACCATAATTTTGGCATCTCTTGTGTACTGGGATTGATTAATAAATTCCCATACCTTCTATTAAGCTCGCTGGATGTTGGGACCTTTATCCCTATCTTTACTTTCTTTGCCATAGTGTATGATGATTTGTTTTAGATTAAAAAAGGGAGCAACCCAATTGAAGGCATACTCCCTTTAACTTTATTACGAGTGATATGGATTTTTTAAATATCCGAACCTTTAGCTTTTTTCTTTTTCTTCTTATCCTTGTCCTTTAAGGATTTCTTTTTCTTTTTTGGAGTATCATCTTCATCATCGTCATCATCAACCTCACCACAAAGAAATTCGTTTAATTTATCCTCTAGTTCATCATAAGGAAGGATATGTTTTCTTACCATTTCCTCAAGATTAACTGGCTTAGCATATTTCTTATCCAGAGGTTTTTTCTGACATGGTGAAATGGTATAAGTGGTATCCATTTGACCTTTACCAGAACGGGTTAATTTCAAATCGTATCCATTTTTGATGGAAGTCATATCTCCCCATTCATCCTCATCCAAATAAAGATCAATGATATCCTGGTAAGCTTGTTTGGGGATTAACATTGGTTTATCAATGTTCTGTTCATCGACTTCTTTTCCCTTTTCATCTTTATATGCAACTACTGCGATTACATATTTTCTTTTTGGAACCAGTTTCTTTGCAAGAAGTTTATCATCTTCATCCTTGCTTTCCTTTAGTTCCAGGTATTTCTCCATGAATGGACAATCTTCATTGAATGTAGCTGGAGAGATTACCCCACCTAATTTTGGGCCCAAGTAGAACTGAATAATTTCGATAGCTAGTTCGCAATCTTCTCCTGGATCCTTGATTCTGAAGCGAATGGTACCCTCTTTAGGATAAATCATTCCACCACCAGATCCTTTCTTCTCCAGCTCTTTTTTTCTAGCCAAAAGTTTTTCCCTCATGGAAAGACCTTTCTTTTCTGTTTTTACTTTCTTCATGATATATCAAAATATTAATTATTGTTTTGTTCTATATAGATAACCTCTTCAATTGAGAGTACCACAAATTTAACGGATTCTAAAGAATATCCATTATCGAAAGAAATATCCTTTCCAGCGTAATTCCCATAAGTAACGATTTGACCAATTTCTAAATGTTTATTGATCTTTCTGTCTTGCTCCATTAATCCCATTTTTACGATTACCCCTTTTCTAGGATAATCCTCTGGTTTACCAGGGATGATTAAACCACTGGCAGTCCTTGCATCATCTTTAGGTACTGCTAAAAGGATCCGATCTTCAGTTGGAGTACCTGGAATATTCTGAGATACTCTTAATGCAGCTTCTTTAGTAAGTAAGTTCTGAATAACATTCATAATAAGATAATAATTTTATGCGATTAATAAATAGTGTTCACTCTTTTCTGATATTGGATGAGAATGTTTGTAGTAGTTGAGCTTTCATTTCAAAAGCTTTACAGATAGAAATTAATTTATCCGCGTATTCCTTAGCTTCCAAAAATTTATCGTTTGCAACTTGATATTTTGTGTTAGCATTTGCTTTATGTGTTGCATATTCTTTTGTAGCTTTAGGATTACTGTCTACCACAGAAACATAAACTTGAGAAAATATCCTATCCTTTTCCCTTTCTAATTGATCCCTCTCAGCTACTGCCTTGGATTTTAAAATTGAGATTAAGGAGTAGCTTGAAGGATTTTCTGAGATCAGTTTATTAATGGAAGTTTCATTAATTGCCAATTCCTTTGATAGGTCTATATCGAGTTTTTTACCTCTTACCCTTACTGTTAGGTGATTTATAGAGGACTCCCTCTTAAGTTCTTTTATACTGGAATCCTTCATAAATCTTAAGTGGTTATGGTATCTATCGATGTATTGGACCCATTATCCCAAGGATAATCTGGAAAGCTCTGTTTTATAGATTTGATCTTTTCAGAAGAAAGTCTCTGTTCAAATCTACAGGAAGAATTTGGGCATATAACAATCATCTGTTCAACGAAGTACGTATTAACTGGATGAACTGAATGGATTACATCCCTGGGACTCTGTACTTCAAAAGCACATCCACATTTTGGACAAATTATGGGCTTAGGTTTAGTTACCCTAAGATTAATCCCTCTCTGTACTATCCTCATCTTCTGTTCCTCCATATTGTTTAATAAATGATCTCATACTCCAGGTTCCTATTCCCACCAACAGAGTAATTATTACTCCAAATGTGATAGCAATGTAATCCCCAATCTCTTTTAGGATTCCATCACCCATCCATCGAGTAATGGACATAAACATAAGTAAAACCCAGATTATTAGGGATATGATTATCCCTCTTTTTTCATCTTTCATAATATATGTATGTTTAAAATTTAATTTAATTAGTTCACTTGAAATACTCTGGGTAAACCTTTGGATAGTCCTTGATATCTACTGATTTACATTTGTTTACCAATGAAAAATAATACTCTTCTTCCTTGGACCCTTTCCATTCCCCTTTGAAATTTAATAATCGATTGTAATCATATCCCACTGCAAAGGGTAATTCTTCTCCCTGGGACCTTCCTACTTCAAAATCCATTGACATATCTATGTCATCGATTTGGAATCCAAACCATTCTTTTGTACCGGGATTTCTTGCCATATCCCAAAGTTGATATACTGTCTTTGGATTAATATCTTGGGGTAATGTATCAAAATATATGGAGTCATGGACAGTACCTACTTCTTGTAAATCTGGAAATTCTCCTTTTTGAATGAGCTCATCAATTAGGATTGATGTAAACAATGCCATATCAGAAGCAGCAGACTGTGATGGGGTATTGATTGCGGCATTCTCAGCAGCTACAATTTGCATCTGATTATCACCAAAGATCTCTGGGCATCTTCTTTTTCTACCGAATAATGTTTTTATGTATCCATGCTTATGAATAAACTTCATCTGATTGTCCATGAACTTCTTTACTTCTGGAAAGTCCTTAAAAAAATCATCCAAGAATCCCTGTGATTCTTTTGGTGTTACTACTAACCCTGTTTTTGGGTCTGAAAGTTCTTCTGCAAGTTTAGCTGCACCAATATGATAGATACATCCGAAAACAATGTGCTTAGCTTGCTTCCTTCGAATTTTCCATGTGGTATACTCTGGATGCTGTTCGTCTTTATATATCGGATAAATATCATCGTAATTTACTCCATATTTTTTACATGCTACCGATAAGTGGGGATCCCAACCTTTTGCAAATGCTTCCAACAAACCTTTACATTTTGATAGGTGAGCCATCAATCTCAGTTCACAGTTATGAACCCGGATACCATTTGGATTAAATTCATGTAAACTCTCAACTTCCATATCATATACTTCTCGTTTACCCACCTTTTCTATGTTAGTAATTTGCTCATACATAAAATCATCTTTTGGGTAAGCCCAAACCAATTTTGAATACCGTGATATGGCTAGTCCATGAACTTGAAATATTAACTGTAATTCTTGAAAGGATTTTGGATGGTTACTAAAATTTAACCCTCTAGTTAAAAGTCCTCCTATAAAAGCAAGCCTTTCATTAGGATTAGCTTTTAAAACCATATTGATCATATTGGTATCATTATCTGAAAAATTGAGCCCACAATAGAAAAAGTTAGATTCAAAGTTAGATTCATTCTCGGTTAACCCGTCATGACTGAAACAATGTGGATAGCAATCCTTGGGATTTTCGATATATAACGTATCATTTAATTTAAGGTCTTTAGCTAATGTAAATCCTTGTTTGGTTTTTACTGGGTGTTCCTCTGTTAATATCAGTTGCCTACCAGTATTTGTTGTAATCCTTAGGCATTCTGCTTTACCCTTATTTGCAAGAACATTTATATTAAGGACTCTGTGTTTGTTTTTATGCTGGGGGTCAATCATACAAATTTTATCTTTCCCAGGAATAATCTCTTTTAACTTCTTTATTCCGGTATTACAAAAGATATAAGAATCCCCATCAATACATTGGCTATAATCCATCATTAGATAGAGTCTACCTGGAGATGCAACCAAACAACGTCTAATTGTTGGATCCGTTGAAACCCTGGGGAGCTGTTGTGCATTGGGGTCACTGTTATGATTCAATATGCCATTAGCCACATATGTGTGATCCTCTTGAACTTCTATATCGCATACTGTTTTTAACCCAATTGGTTCCCAAACAATGGGTTTAGATTTACCCTCAGTTGTAAGTATACAAATACCATATTTTCCATTTACAATTTCTTCTAAAGTTTTTTCTCCCTGATCCGTTATAAATTTGTGTTTAAGGGTACAGTTAATGGATTTACCATCTTCCAAAGTTACTTTATACATGGGCTCAACCCCTTTATTTATTCCCTTAAGTATGGGTTGATACTTTCCAGTATGGGTTCTTACAGATAACCCATCGATGGTATTATACCCCTCCGTAGGAGGTACTAAATCCCCAATAGGGATTAATCCCTTATCCGTATCAAGTAAAGAGTCAGGGCTAATACAACTACTTAATCTCCCTGTACGAGTACCATGAATATTAAATTTTGGATGCAATCTGCCATCATCTTGAACTAAGTTTGCAAACCCCTTTACAAACATATTATTAATCTGCTTAAGCCCCCTTAATTCTAAAAGCGTATCAATAAATCCAGTTTTATCTGTTTTTTGTAATTCCAATAATACTGCTTCTGATGAAGAGGGGTTATCCGTATCCCTTTTATCTTTTTGTGTATATTTTACTACTGGAAATTTGAATCCTTTTGGGTCAGTGAAAAGAAGCTGTGTCATTTGTGAAGCTGACCCAAAATTTATGGGTTCTATTATGGCTTTTTCGGATTTAGTATTAAATTCTCCAGCCATTAATCTGGCAATCTTTTCTTCTCTATTTTTAATTGACCTTTCAGCAGAAGCAATTTTTCGAGAATCATCTGATGTTTTTATTACTTTCTTAGATTCTCTAATCTCTTCCTCTATCTTCGATATTGCTTTATCTAATCTCTGTTGGATGAGGGATTTCTCGAATCTCTTTACCTTTTTAAGGGCTCTTACCTTGGTTTCTGCTTCTAGTATCCTTCTTGGATATTCTTCCATTAATTTCCCATGCCATTCTTTATCAAGTCTTTGTCCCCTTGTCTCTACCTTGGTTAATAGGTTAGAAGCTGGCATAATAAGATTTCTGAATAGATGATAGAATTTCTTATCTATCATTTTCTTTTCGAAGAATAGGAATAATCTTAAACACATATCGGTATCTATAGCACAGTACTGGGATAATCCTAATAAGGGTTTTTGATCCCAAGGTAAATTACATCCTTCGTAATCTTCTTCGTAATCTCCAAATTTAGGAAGGAACCTTCTAACCATTGACTTTAGGTCATTTGGCTTAGCCTCATCCAAAACATATTTAGCAAGCATCCCATCAAATAACCTACCTTTATGAAAGATACCATATTTGTGAAATACTTGCATATCAAATTTAGCATTCCATGCAACCTTAACAATGTTTTCGTTAGCAATAACTTCTTCTCCGAATTTCTGAAGTTTTGTTTTCCAGGATTTTTTAAATTTCGAATCGAAATGACCTAAAGGGATTACTCCTGCCCTACCTGGTTCAAAGCATACACCTAAAATCGTAGGATAAAAATCATTATTATATATTCGATTACCCGTAGTCTCAAAGTCTACCGAAGCATATCCAGTTTTCTTACAAGCATCAATTAACATATCCAATTGTTGCTCATTCTCTAAGATGTGATATTTTGTTTTTGGTTTGCCCATATTCTTATATAAATTAAGAAGCCTCTACCAAATCATGATAGAGGCTAAAGTTTTAATCCATTCTTTTTCCCAATTATTCATTCATTCTGTGATATCATCCAAACATTGTTTGAGTAATACCCAATCCTTTTTATATGAATGTAGAGAATCGATAGTGTGATATAAATATCCTGGTTCATTCCCTGTTTGCTCAGCCATGTACTCCATAAGTTTCCATGCAAGGTATACATCATTACCAAAATGAGTTACCAAATCGGATGACCTTTGATGATAACAGATGTGTAATCTCTTTTTACCTTTTATTTCTCTGATTAGGAAATCATAATACATTGAGCAAGGTACTCTTCTTTCTCCCCCAATATATTTTACATCTGTCGGATGAAAGATTGGGATTACTGCCTGGCGAGTATCTGGGTTTCTAATTAACTCATCCCTTACTGCTTTTAAAGCATCCCAGATTCGATCTTGATGATTAATTCCTTTAGAATCAGTCCATCCAAATCTCAATCTTTCATTGTAGGTATAATCAAATTTCCCATTTACTAAGAATGGTCTCCAAACATCTTCTCTGATAAGGAATGCTGATCCCGGGTTAATGTGAGAAAATTTATCTAGGTTATCCAAAGGGTCATGGATTCTTTCCTTGAATTCTTCTTCTACCCATTGTTTACTTCTCTTATCAGCTAAGAATAACCATTTTGGGTCTCCCAAAGAAGTTAAACAGTACTGATGACAGATTACTTCCTTTGTAATGTAATCTTCTTGTCCTTCAATGTTTTTGTTCTGATAGGATTTGGGTCTAACTATAGCACCCATCTCAATACAGTTCCGCATTGTTTCGGACATCAACTCATAACTTGAAGTGTAAATTCTCATTCTTATCCTCCTTTTGTTTTAAATATTTCTTTTTAAATGCCTGACGAGCTGTATATGAAATACAGGATTCAGGGTATGGAATATCATCATATCCTAATAGCAAATCCTTAGCACAAAGGGTTATCTCTTTCTTTCCGGGAACTTTTCCGGGTTGTATGCAAGCTAATGTTCTTCGATATACCTTATATTTTACATCCTTTTCATCACAAGTTTTAAAGAACTTCAACATCTTAAGGACCTTTTGAATCCAAACAGAATCTAGTCCTTTGGTGACCTTCCTTATCGATTTATGAGTATCATACATTACTAAGGTTTCTAAGGCAGCATACATCTGATTACAGTTTAATTGAATCATAAATGTTTGGTCCCCTCCATATACGTATTCTCCCAATCTCTGTAATAATAAAAGGTCAAATGCCAATCTCTTTGTAATCTCCGAAGATCTTAAGTTTGCAATTATAATTGGAATATCCAAATCATCTCTTCTACAAAAAGAAGCTGCTATTAAACAACCTTTCCCATTAGAATGTGTATTATCAAAGTCGAATGAATAATTGTAATGGCTTCCCTTTAATTCAGTAGACCTAACTTTAGACCTCATTAAATCCAACTGATTAAGATTTACATAATTATTCAAAAGAAGGTTCCATTTGGTTTTCTGATAATTGAAAAGCTTACCAAAATCAAATTCTGGGTCCATCCAAGCTTTCCTAATATTAACAACAACATTATAGGCATAAATCGCAGAGGAGGAGATCCTTCCTCCTTCACCTTCAGTAAAAAGAATTGGATCCCCTTTAATAAATATTTCATTGATACCTTCCCAAGCTGCTTGTGAGGTAGGATAAAATACTTGCCTTACTTTTAATTGCTTATTGATTGTATCCATATCAATAACGACTTGCTATACGAAATTTATTAACCATGTTTTTCTTGAAGTATACTGCAAATAGGGTTTTATCTGTATAACCCATTAATTCGTAAAATCCGCATAATTTTACGAATGATTCACAGAGTAAATTCTGATACAGATTTTCATCGGTTAATTCTCCCGATTGTTTCCAGGGTTTGTTTTTAAGGCAATTCCTTGCAATAGATAAAGAATATGTCACATCCCATAATTGGATTGCACATCTTCTAACAAAATCTTCGCTAGTTTCCCATCCCACTGGAATACATTCATCTTCTTCATGAGCAATTCTGATAAGTGTTTTATTGGGTAAATCAATCTCTGATCCCATTACCATGTTTCGGGAGAATGTAAGCACTTGACTTAAACAGCAGCAATCATATAAGGGAATCCCTAAATTCTTGGCTGTGGTTTTACAGTATTGGTAAATATCTTCTGGATGAATATTTGTGTAGATAAGCAATTCCATGAAGAAGTGTAAAGCATCAGCTAGTTCTTCATTTAGGTTTTGTGCTTCAGCTTTAATATAAAGGAATGTTTCTTTGTTATCCATATCCTTTATGTAATCTAATCTCTTATTGAAAACCTTGAGCATAGATTCATATCCTTCTCCAAGTTCTTCGATTACCCTACCAGTAAAATCCTTTAGGATGATCTGGCTCTTTTTGGAATTTACATCTATGGGATATGAAGGCAATCCTTCGATCTTAATGTAAGAATCCAATAATTCTTTTTGGAGATCATAGATTTTCTCCAAATGTTTTCCATCCTCTATTTGAGGAGTGGGTTCTTTAATGTTTCTGCTGTCCATGATTATTTCTTTAATGATTTATAAATGGTTCTTGTAGTTTTCTTATCTAGATTAAACTTTTCCATTGCAGCATGGATTACTTCTTTTTTCTCAGACCCTTTTCTTTTTAATCCTCGCATATATTTAGCAACAAGTTTAGGATCAACCATACTTTCCATATCCTTGAAAGTATTTTCTTCTTCTACCTGTTTACGAGTCTTATTCATAAACTGAGCAAAGCATACTGCACATAACTCAGAGTCTCCGCATCTTTTACATTCTGATGTAGAGAGGTCATATTCTTTGCCAAAGCAATCATCTCTTGTACCAATAATCTCTGATACATTGGTAGGAACTAAAACCTGAGCTCCTTTGATATCTGGTAATTTATTCTTCCTTGCCATTGTTATATTCTATTATTTTGATTTTCTTATCTATAGAAAGAATCTCTTCCTTAATCTTCTGTTCATACTTGGGATTAACCTTGAACAGATTATTAGAAAAGATAAGCTTATTCCTATCATAATATTGAAGGAATCTGTTACATCTCAAAGAGCATTGATCACAATGTAAGGTGCAATATTTGCAAGCACCTCGAGGAACCAAACTAAGCTCCTGATCAGCTTTATAATCAATAGGCTCATTATAATCAATCATTGATTCTGTTTCAAATTCCCTTAACAAATCCAATTCATTGAAGAGATCTTTTCTCTGTTTTTCAAGTTTCTCTAATTCTGTTTCCATGTATATTTAATCATTAATTCATCATTTCTTACTGATAACTCTAATTCATATCCCTTATTTAAAGGCTTTTTAAGAATTCTAAGTATATCTTTAGTGAGCAATGTATTGTACGCAGATATAAATAGACTTTGAATATCCTCTGAAAGCATGTTCTGTATCTCATTCAAACTGGTATACATCTTCAATCCAGCTGATTCTAAGTTTTCATATAAAACCATAAATGAATAATATACATCAAACATTCGAAAATTAGATTGAGCTAAGCATTCTACATCAGAAAGTTTTTCACATTTAAAACAGGATTGCCTATTTGAAGGAATATAAAATACACACCCAAAGCAATCATCATACGGATTTAAATTAATTAGGTCCCTTTCTCGATGATATAATTGGAGACCATCTGAAGATAAAAAATAATCTCCAGTATTCCTACTTGAAAGTGTTAATGTTTGTATCATACTTATTTAATGCTTTATTACATTATGTAATTTCCTTTATAAATGATAATAGGATATCCTTAATCCTTGATATTTGATATCCTATTTTCTTTATATTGAGAATTTCTATCTTTCTATTCTGATATTCTTTATCTATATCTTCTTTTCCTTCCCCCCAAAACTAACCTAAAAACCTAAACTTATTTAAAGCTTAGCTTTTTTGCTTAGTTTAGTTTTCTCAGAAAAATTAAGGTATCTCAAAAGAATCATCCTCTTCATAATCTGGGATATCTTCATCATCCTCCCAATCCCAATCATAGCTTTCCATTTCGTTTCTTTTTAAGATTAATAACTTTCATACCAGTCCTTATATAATAATTGATACGATGTTTACTATGCCGTTCTAAATATTGCCCATAATAATACATATCATCGAGATAGGATTTCTTTTTACCTTTAAATGTTCTTTCCATACGACCACAGATTTGGGAAATATCTTCCTCGGAATCTGAGCCAGCTGCATTCTGTAAATAAACCGCTAAAGGTAAATTTATACCCCTCTTTATAATATATGTTGTGATTAATACATCGATTTTTCCTTGAGCGAATTGATTAATTATGGATTCTCGGTTTTTTGATGTGTGATCGATTACCCTTATATTATAATCCTTGAGTTCTGGGTGATTAGTATAATATTTATATAAACTTTCAGCATGTTCAATAAATCGAGTAACAACAATTGCTGGTAGTCGATTATATTTAATATTATATAAAACTCTTTCAGCGGATTTCTTTTTTGCTACTGGATCTTCTATAACTGCCTTTTTAAATGTATCGAGCCATCCATCAGCTACTAAATGGGGATTATGTGAGTTTCCTTCTGTGATCTTAATTATCACGGGTGTAGAATATCCTTTCTTTACCATATCTTGTTTGGTAATAATATGAATCTCATCACCAAAGAAACTTCGAAGGTTCATATTATGAATAAGGTCCTTTTTTAATTTGGACATATAAATACTCCCAGATAATCCCAATCTTATTCGAACATTATAGAGATAGCTTAACACAGTTTTGAATTGTTTGTTATCAGCAACATCAGCTTCATCAACTAAAACAATATCAATCTTGGATAATTCATTTCGAATCTCTTTAATTTTCTGAGACATTGTTTGAACCATCCCAACATTGAAATTTCCAAATTTCAGATTTTTACCTTGAATAAATTGAATATCTTCACCAGGCAAATATTCCCTGTATTCTTTTTTAGCTTGAGCAAAGATTTGGGAATTATTAATAATCACTAAAGTTCTCAACTTCCTTTGAAAACACTCATGTATAGCAGACATGATAAGTGTTTTTCCGCTATTGGTTGCTGCATTGATCACACCTATATAAAAAGGATGGCCCTCAACAGAATTATTAATAAAGCTTTTGATTACATCTTTTTGTATATCTCTTAATTGGTAATTGCCTAACTTAGTTACCATCTTCGGTTTAATGGGTAACTTTAACCTGTTATCTTGAATTATAATTCTTACTGATGGGTCTAATTCCTTTAATTGCTTACAGATGTGATTTAATAATCCTATTTGGAAGTCCCCATAATCTGAGAGGTATTTTACATACCCATCCCATTTACCCCGGGTTCTTTGCATTAAATACCAAGCATTAGGATGTTTGATCCGAAGCCTATCATAGACCTTTTTTAACAAAACAGGGGGCCCAGATAGAGTCCCCTTATTTCCTGTCAATGTAATTTTAACTGTGTTCATGAGTTTAATATTTGATCCCAATCTGAATTCTTAGGTTGAGAGTTGGGATTATTATCCAATGATATGTTATATTTATATAGGTATTTCATTAACCTTTCCTTAGCTTTCATCCCAAACAGTTGTTCTGGTAAGGGAATCCCATTACAAAATGATAGAGCATCAAATTGAGCTTCTATCCAGGTATCATAATCACAACCTAAATTTTTTGCTTCTGTTGCAGCTTTTGCAAAGTAATTAAGTTTAACTGGATCATCCAAATATGTTTCTTGTAATCCCGTTTTACTAGCAATCATTGAAACATATACAGAGTGCATCTCAATAGCATCATTGGTATCTATATTTGATAATTCTTGAGTAACCCTGTACTCTTCAATCACCTTATCATAGAGATTAATAAGTTTCGAGAGATACCCATAAAAAGACTTGATATGTTTGAATGCAATCTCTAAGTATTTTACATAACCTTCTTTTTTATCCAGGTTATTTACTTCACAGAAGCTATTGCAAGCATTCGTTAATTCCTTTATCTGAGGCCATTCTCTTCCGTTTTCTTTAATCTTTCGTACTCCCGTATGACCCTGTTTTATTCGTAACATTTGAATAATCTGAGCAACTAAGCTTGCATCTTCTTTATCCGAAGATAATAATGTGTTTACTACCTTTCTTTGTTTTTGATTTGTAGCAACCATTGACCTTTTAATGCAAGCATACTTCTTAGCTTTTTTTGTAATCTCAAGGACTTTACCTTTAGGGATATAATCCTTGAGAAGCTCGATTAGGTCAGATTCTTTTATATGTATACTTGGATCTCTCATTAGAACATAAGCAATATTATGGTAAATGATATAAACCCAATCATACCTAAACATGCAACAGGGGCATAATAAGTAAAATAATCTTCATCTGATAATGTATCAGGGTCGGATTTTAAACATCTCCAAAGATTCTGTAATATTTCCATACCTTTATCCATTTTTATGTAAGTTCATGTTTTAGTTGAATTAATTCTTGGTAATTCATGTATTTTGTATTATATATTAGATGCAAAGATTTCCTTAATCCAAGATCATTAGCATCCTTATCTTTTGGGAAAATAACTAGCTTGACTTGTTTGTATAAGCATAATTTAAGTGCTAATTGAATTGCTTGTTCTATTGCATCTCCATCTAAGCATAGGATTATCCTTTCTACTGGAGATTTGATAATCTTATTTTCTTGGTAGGATGAAACAAATTTACCCGCAGTACAGATTCCCCTATTTTGAGAAAGCGTGATAGCATTAAAAACTCCCTCACAAAGATAAACGGATTTATACATATAAAGAGCCTCTTCATTATATAGGATTTGTGATTTACCTAAAGAGGATTCTTCGATATCTGGATTTAAATATCTTGGTCCAGTTGAAAGAAAATTCCTTGCATTATAATATATAATCTTGTGATCTTTATAATATGGGATAATCAGATATCCGAAATGCTTTTCATCTGTAGAATATCCCCAACCTAATTTGGATAATTGGTTGGGATCAAATCCTCTACCCTTTATATAAGCTCTTGCTGACTTAGCTATTTGGGAAGTTCCTTGATTAAGTAATCTGAAACCTTCTGGGAGAATCATAGGGGCTAATTGCTTTAGCTCTACCCTTTCTTCCTTTATTCGATATCCAGAATCCTTATACTGTTCTAATACTTTTAATCCTTCATTAAAGGTTTCTAATCGCTCTAGAATTAAAACTAAATCGAGGAGATTTCCTTTAGAGTTACATCGAAAACAATGATAGAAATCTGTTGAAGGATTTACTCCAAGCTTACCCTCTCTACCACAGAAGGGGCAGCTAAAGTATGGACCCTTTAACCAACCCCTCCTATAATCTTCAAATCCATGAGCTAAGAAGTAAGCACCCAATAATGATCTGAAATTTTTATTATACATGATTACCTAACCCATTTAGCAAAGTGAGATTTATCGATGAGTTTTAAAAACCCCTCTGGGATATCTCCCTGATGCCACCAATTGTTGGAGAAAAATTCTCTACCATCTTCTGTGATAGCTTTCATTTCTCTTCCCCCACATCCAATAAAACCGGATTTTCTCTCTGAAGCGGGTACGTAAGGATATACTATCCAAGAAGCTCCATCAATAACTAACCATTTTGGGTCATCTTTGTATAAACCCAGATGATTAATCCAAAAAGCACAATGAAAGCAACATTCTTTTTCTTCCATAATATTCCGTAGATTAGATTTGATGAATTCCCCAGGATCTACTGCTTCTGTAGTACCGCAAATTGAACAAGTTGTTACCATAGTTTTAAATTTTAAGTTTTAAATAAATGTTTATGCAAATATACATATTATATATTATATATCTTTTGCTTTTTTCATTTTTTCTGGGTCAGCTACTGGCTTATCCCTTTTCTTGAATGAGTTTGAAGATTTTAGTTGCTTGTCTAGATTGGGAGCAACCTTTTCATCGTATGCTTTTCTCTGAGCAACTGTGAATTCCTGGAATCTCTGTTTTTCCAGGTCAATGTTAAATAAACATCTTCCCCAAGAAGGAGCATCCCTTGCAACTACTGTTTCCCATCTTTGAACTCCATGTTCTCTTTCTTCTTGAGTAGAGTTTAACCCAAAAACAAATGAAGCAGTACGAGAGATATCCATACATTTTGCTATATCGGATTCCTCATACCTGGTTTCTCTTCTTACTTCTCCTTGACGAGTAACATGTTGAGCAGTCCATACGATATCAATATCTTTTTCCATTACAAGGTTACCAACCTCTATGTATACATTGGATATACGATTAAAATCATCCTCATGTTTTCCTAATGATCCCATCTTCCCCATGAAGTCGATTACCAATACATTAACCTTCATCCCAGTATCATTGTATATTTCATCGATTGTTGAAGCAATATCAGAAACTGTCCCAACATTTGCGGGTAATTTCTTTACGATGAATTCTGAACCCAGTCTTCGATATTTCCTTAAATGTTTTTGTTCCAGTTTATCCACATCACCAGACAACAAATCATTTTTACTTCTGTTCAATGTTGATTGTTCCATACGAGTCATAATTTCACTGGCTCCATTTTCCATATCTATATAAAGAACAACCTTTTGCATTTTTAAATAACTTCTCGCAACATTAACCAATGTGAAAGTTTTGGTTGCTTTCGATTTATCCAATGCAACAATGATTGAACCTTTTGGGAATCCTCCCCCATTTGCTAAATGATTTAATTGCCTAAATGGAGTGGGTAATACCATTGGATCCGATTGTCTCACAAATTGACGTTCTACCACATCTTTAACCAAGTATAATGGTTGATCTTTTCTTTCCTTTGTCCTTGAAAGAAGTTTAGCAATACACTTAGAATATTCATCATATTGATTAAAATCCGATAAATCGAAATTATCATTCAAATCCTTCATTTGAACAAACACAGAAAATTTCAAAACCTTTTCTCGGATATCCTCTCCATCCAATAAAGGCTCTGAATAAAGTTTTTCTACTGTATGTTTAATCTCAACCAAATCATCCTTAGTAACTAAATCTGCAATCCCTTTCACAGAAAGTAAATCCTGTATTTCCTGATTAAGTACTGAAGCATTTTTAGGGATTCGTTTGTTCTTTTTGGAAAGCTTAGCTAACGCTTTTGCAATAACTTGATGATTGATGAGAGTAAAATAGGAATCTTTGACCTGGTTTAATGCAAGGATACCATTTTTATCTTTTATGATATAATGTAATATCTCTTGTTGAAAGTCTGTTCCAAAAGCAAATTTGTTCTTATCTTTCTTTGCCATGTTATCTATATGTTTGTTTTGAAAATTGATAGTAGTAAATTGTTCCTTAGGTTATCCTAATTATAACTCCTTATATATCAGTTACTTCCCTGATTAGGGTTAAATTTTATTACCCTGAGCTCATAATAAAAGAATATTATTTATATATTTGCATAAACATTTATTTAAAACAACGGAATTATGATTGCAGAAGGTGAAATCAATAGGCTGAAAGAACTACCTGAAGATTACGATGTCGAACTCTTCAATTTCTATTATAAGAGCATGACACCTTTGATTAGGAAGTTAGCTAAAAACATTGACCCAAGAAGATTCAATGTTTCAAGGGATATAATAATCTCATATTTTTATGACAAGTTACTTTATGTATTTCGGAAGTATTATAATCTGAGTACTGAGAACCCAGAAAAATTTAAGGCTACCATCATTAGCTCTCTTCAATTATATAAGACTCGATTATTAATCAATGCTTATTCCAAACAATCTTTGGATTTTAATGTTGCTATTGCTTCTTTCGAAGATTGCTTTGAAGGAGCAAAAGAAGATTTATCCGACTTATCCGAGGATGAAAGGGTTAAACAAGAAAGGATATCTGAGATCCATGAATTTATGAGAGCTAACCTTTCTGCTGATGCTTATCTGTTATTCCAATTACAGATGAGTCCTCCTCCTTTCTTTTACAGTGAAGAATCTAAACCCAGGCTTACAACTAGCTCTTTATTAGATTTTTTCGAATTGCCTAAGACTAAGCTTTACATCAAATATATTTCTACACTTAACAAAGAAATTCATGAAGCTATCGAAGATATGAAAGAAACATGGGGATAACCTACAACAAAAAACCCAGGCCCTAATTGATAGAGTCTGGGTTAAATGTGTTATCTTATTATATTATTATGACTCATTCCAGTTTGGGAGGGAAGATTAATTCGATTAATGGTTTAAGTATACTATACAATCCGCAAGCAGAAAGCCCAGCAAATACTCCATATAGAATTACCATATACCAGATTAATCCCTCTAATACTGGAGAAATTTGTAGTATCCATCCGAATAAGCATGATAAAATTCCCACTGCAATTGAAACTAATGGTTTAGCCCATTTCTTTTCTTTGATGGATGGAATTAATTTTGATAGCTGGGTTACTACCAATGAGATTAAAGCCATGATCCCTGTAAAAGATGCAAAGTCCGTTACAAGCCCAGGTTCAACAACTTCTTCACTTAAACCAATTGCAGTTTGAGCAGCAATTCCCACTGTGAACATTAAAAGCATGTTCAACATAATAATTAACTTCTTGAGTAACATTTTGTTATGAAATTTTAGTTTAACATAGGATTTACATTAAAAAATAGTAAGGAGAAGGCCTTTCACAAGGTACCTTCTCCTACCAACATATAAAAAACCTAAGAACAGAAGAGAACTAGATTATGATCGTAAAGTCCACACTCTCCGATGTAGCATCTATGATTGCAGCAGCAGAGCTGTTATCATTAGTTACTACTTGATCATCCCATTGTCCATTATGGTAATGGGCAGTTGTGATTCGGGATGGCCTTAAGTTTTCTAACATCAGGTAAACATTGGTACCAACTACCAGTTCCCAAGTACCTAAGGTTTGCATCTGACCATCTTGTTGAATTGCATCTTTACCCAAAGATAATAACTTGTTTGCTCCACCCCAAAGCATTACTGTCCAATTTGCCTGAGAAACTTTTCCTCCAACTGAAAGTCTTACTCGAATCTTCGGATTAGTAGCTTGTTTACTAACAGCTTTAATATCGATATCCAATGCTCCAGGAACTACAAATTGAACTTGATGATCCGTAGTAGCAGTGTACTCTCCATTAACTGTATATTCCCATTTATTGAATTCAGAACTACCATTCTGGCCTACTACCTGGATTACGGCACCCTTAGGCAAATTCCAATCCTTAGTTGTAATAACTCCAGTTACTCCAGTATCTGGAACTTGACTTCCACCAGAAGCGGTACTATGTGAAAGAACATATTGACATTTTCCATCAGTACTTACTTTAATATGTACTGGATATGTCTCTTCTGGTTTCTCTTTGAATACAGCCCAATATGTAGCACTGGAATTAGCAGTGAATGTATAACTAGCAGATTTAGATACTACTTGTCCATCCCTACCACCAAGTCTCCATTCAACGAAATTATAACCAGACCATGGAGTAGCAGTAATGGTTACCCTTGAACCCTTAGCATAATATTGAGACATTGGTTCAGTTAAACCACCTCTATCAGAATTGGTTTTAATCAATACCTGTTCTGGTTCTGGTTCTTCATCTTTCATGAACAGAGCATAGAAATAATAATCCCTAGTAACCGTATGCTGGAAGCTTGCAGGATAATCCAACTTAATGCCACTGGGTCCTCCAGCTCTCCATTCCAAGAAGGAGTATCCACTAGCGGGCTGAGCAGTAATTCTAATTGTAGTACCCTCCTTATATGAATTTACACCAGCAGGAGATGTTGTACCACCAGCACCCGAGCTTACTCTGATTTCGAAATAATTTTCTACGATCTTTTCGTTAGCTGAAGCATATAGAACCAAATCCTGATCTGGCATATTGAATGAATGAGTAGCATTTGTGGATATCAGATTAGAGGGTATAACAGAATCTCTATACCATCCAGCAAATTCATAATCCTGAGAAAGAAGGTTTGCCTTTACTGTTACTGGGTCATTTACAGAATAAGCTCCTGCACCTGATAATTGGAAGATACCACTTGGAGAACCCAATAATGTTAGATCTCGTTTTGGTGGTACCAATTTACAAATAACATTCGTAGTTTTAGTTACCCCAAATGTTAAAGGATTAATTGTGTATCTTACTCCATCGATTTCCCAATAATCAAATCCATACCCAGTTACTGGTACACACTGAAGTGTAGCTTGAGTGTTGATAGAATACATCCCTTCTCCACTAATCGTAGCCTTACCCGCGGGATTAACTGTAACACTAACTTTTACCTTTGTAGAAGAACCATTAAAGATTGCCTTTAAATTTGTATTCTTCTTTACTTCTATTCGATAAACTTGTTCATTGGAGATCAAAGCATCACCCTCATACCATCCCACAAATCCAGAACCACTGGCGGGAGAGGCAACTATGGTTACAAGAGATCCTCGTTTATACCTACCTGCTCCAGTTACTTCACCTGAACCAGTAGTACCTTCTGCAGAAACAACTTCAATGTTCAGATCATACATATCAACCAGGGATACCATTCTTGAGATATCCATTGTAAAATCTGCCTTACAGTGTACATCTGAAGCAATGAGATTTGGATTTGTATCTTGGTCACCAACTGGGTATAACTGAAGTACTAATTGGAAATTACTTTCATACATACTCAGTAACCCATATACACTGTAATTGGTTTGTTGAATCTTTTCTCCAGTATCTTCATTCTGTGAATTGTTTCTTAGCCAATTAAATGCTACTGGAGTTTGAAACTTAACATTAAGTGGAGTAGGCATTATATAATCCATTGTTGCAGAAAGCTCAGCAACTAATTGACCCTCTAAGTTCATTTGAATTGTGGAGAAATCGAAATGGATACCAGCAACTAAACTAATCGCATCCCCAAGAGTACTTAATGTAAGGCCCGGGTCTTCGATAGTAACAATATTGGACTTACTAAATTGAGTAAGTGTTCCATTAGTATATTTTCTCTTACTTACTTTTTGAGTGAAGTTTGAAAGTCCAATTGACCTTGAATCGTATTTAGGAATTAACAGATTTAAGTTAGCCATATCAGCTTCATACCTTGATAAAGGTACATAATCTGTTTCTCCCCACATATAATTATAAGGATTCATAATATCCTTGATAAGGTAATCTTCTCCAACAACTTCTACAGAGAACATGGCAAGTACTACTTCTTGGTTCCTTCTAAGCGTACCACTTAATAAGGATAACCAGGTTTCCATTGTAGAACTGGATTGTTTTAATTTGGGTGTCCAAGCATCTTGCTGATCTGGGTTTACATAAACTCTGTAAGATGTAATTGTACCACCTTCTTGTTTGGAGAAGAGATGAGTTGCGATTAAAGCTACCTCTTTTACTCCAGTAAATTTACCTAAGCTTAGAGGTACCTCCAATTCTGAGGATTCTAAAGTTAAAATCCCATCTGGTGTGATACATGCAGATTTGGGATTAACCAACACATTTCTTTCGTTTGTTAAGTTATGACGGAAATTCTTTGTATCGTCTGCTGAAATCAACAGAGTAGTTCCATCATAAAAGATTACATTATATCCAAATAATGGTCCAATTCCAATTGGAATAGCAACAGCTTCACTAGCTTTCTTAGACCTGATCTCGGATAAGTAATCATGATACCGAATCTGTCCCATAGGTTTACTTTTTTAAGTGTTCATATACATATTGGTTTATATCTTCGATTCCTTTTATCAGGGATTCGCAGAAGGCATTATTTATCTTTTCATCCTTTAGCATACTTACCTCTTCTCTGTTATCTTGGAATAACCATTCGATAAGCATAGCATAATAATTTCCCATTAATACGGTGAAGTTGGCATCCTTATCACAGTTATGAGGATCAAAAGACCCATATCGGAACTTGAGTTTAGGGAAATCCTTTTTTAATTGCCCATACATCATTGAAGAGAAGATATCGGATTGTGTTTTTCCTGGAGAGGTATAAATCTCTACTCCAGAGGCAGTGTACCAATTACTACCATCTCCAGCTGCATTGTTGTGTAAAGAGATAAGCAATTTTACATTTGAAGTTGGGATACTGTTAGCTTCCAACTTTCGTTTGGATAGTCCGGGCTCCTTTAAACCTCGGGTAGTAAAATGTACCTCATATCCGAGGGTGTCTAGCTTACTTGCTAGCTTTTTACAAATTTCTCTACTCCAAAGATATTCTTTGTGAGTACCATCTGGAGAACATTTACCCTTTACATCATTTCCATGTGCAGGGTCTAAGATAATACATAATGATTTAGTGTTCATGAGTTTTCTATTTTAGTTACATAATTCAGTTTCAAACCTTGCATAAATAATTCGATTGATTGGTCCATTTGAGATAATTGAAAATGTTCTTTTGGTATGTAGATTTGCTCTAACATCAGATTAAATAAATTTTCAGTATCCGTTTCTACATCTAAGTATACTCCCAGAGGTTTGGACTTATATCGAAATTTATTTAAAAATGTGGAAGTTTCTGAATGGATATTTTTAAGGATCCTTTGAATTTTTAATTCTGTGTTTTCTTTATCAGAAATATGGTTCTCGGATCTTACTCGGATTATATAATACTTAATAAGTACTGAATTGTGATTTAGAACTTCCCTAATCATCGAATTAGCTTCTTCCTTACCAATATCGGATTCTGATAATCCTTCGAAATAATTATCAATTTTATCGGATACATCGGAAATCCCTTGAACCCTTTTGATTAAAAATACAGATTGGGATACGAATACCAATACGATTAATAACATCATCACCATGAAGACACCAAAGATAATTTTTAATGCTCCATAATTAGATGCTGCTTCGGCAAGTTCTAAAGATACCTTGGTTAGTTTATCAATATCCTGAATTTGTTGTAATAATATCATAAGTCATCTCTTTCATATTTTGCAATGATTTGAGTAGATTCTGTTACTTTAAATGTATAAGAAAAACTTGTAGAGAGTAGTGTTCCTTGGTTATCATACCAGCCCAAGAATATGATATTGGATTCGTAATAAATACTAACCGTATGATCATATCCTCTTACTGCTTTATCTGTATTACCAGTAACAACCACCATGCCCTCTTCGATGGATGGACCCTGTGTGCTTACGATAATATTACAGAAAGCATAAGCAACCATTAATTGAACATTAATTGGAGCATACTTAGCAAGCACCCTTTCCAATCGAGCTTGTTCTTCTGGTTTAAGGGTTGAGGCTACTGAGGTTAAATCAATGATGTAACTTGAGCAAGCTTTACAATCTGTGGAATCACCATCGTATTGATAATTGCTATCATATGTTAATGATGTATCATATCTTGCTTTACCCACGATAGTGGTTAATAAGTTTTCCTCTTCTAATGTGTAACCTTTGAGTTTAAAGTATGCAGTAAGTAATACCCTGTAAAACTTTTCTGTTCCTCGGATTTTATATAGGGATACTGCATACCTTATCAACCTTCGGTCAATAGCTGAGTAGTATTTTACTACCCTTTGAGCATTCTCTGGTTTGTATCCCAGTTTAGTAGAGTATTCCAACTGAACATTGTATTCCAAGTACCATACATAGAATGGAGGATTATGTAAAAATTCTCCTTCGGTTACTGGAGTAGTATATTCTTGTGGCGGAGCCCCTAAAAAATCATAGATATAATCGAGCAATCCCGCTCTGGTAGTTTCTACATCGATGATGTCAAGGATATTATCTATATTAGGCAACATCGATGAATTCCTATCAGTATCATCAACAACAGATTCTCCGATTAATTCTAAGAACCTTTCTAATACTCCCTTATCATTTTGATCCTTGTAAGTATCGAAAGCTTTAAAATAAGAGGGGAGTAAATCCATTAAAGCATGAAAGTTTATCATGATGTTTCGATTACATTAATATGTACATTGCTTGCAATGATTCTTGGTACTGAGTAATCATTGATAATCTGGTCTTTACCATTTGGTATCACTTTCATTTCCCAAGTATCCCCAATTTTGTAAGCTCCCGATAAAGGGTTACCAATTGTGAATGTAAAGTTTACTCCAGCACTTTCAGAGATAATGGTAATTGGTGATCCCAAGAAAGTAGAATAAACTTCTCCAAATTCTGAAGCAATGGTAAAGGTATCTTTCTCCGAATAAGATATCGTATAATTTACTTCATCTTCTATGGAATTAACTTTAAAGTTACTCAGATTTAAATCTGTTTCTGTATCCTCTGATTTGTTTGGGTATGGGATCGTATATATACTATCGATAGTAAGATAATCTACTGTACTCAAATTATCGATGAGGGCATATAAATCGGATAATCGGATTACCTTGTTAATATCCGAATTACTGTAATCATAATTCTGAACCAAAGCTCTCAGTATATCATCAGAAATAATATTACTTCTTAATGATGGCATACCAGTTACTGTTAAGTTCAAAACTACATAGGAACTACCAGCAGGTAATACTCGGATATTTGTAGTGATGATTTTCTTACTTGAAACATATCGATAAGTTGCATCCCTTAAAGATTCCGAGGCAACCCCTCCTCCATCTGGGATAATATAGATATCCACAAATTTACCACACCTAAAATCAATGTATGCTTTATCTACACCTGGAGCAAGTTTAGTTACATCTATGTAATCTTGTTTGGTGATTGCTACTCCAAGTGTTCTGATGTTTAAGGGAACATGTTCCTTGAGCATATCAAAGTTTTCATAATTAGAACCACCAGTGATCCTATTTGGATTTGTGATAGTCATGTCCTTGATACCAAGATCTCCATCTACTGAAGTAATTGTATTCTCAGCATCATTACCAGCTTCACCTTTTGTGATGAAGTAACTGAGCAATATTGGGGAATTCACCGCAGGTTTTTCACCATACATTCCATCACCGAATACAATGTAGGGTTTTTGATCCTCGGTTAATTCTACCATGTAATGTTTATCATTGGGCCCAGAGTATCCTAATGTTTCTACTAAAGTCCAAAGAATTCCACCAAGTTTTAATACTGCAGAACCTTCAACATAGAATCCATCTGTTTCATCGATATAAATGATAGCATTGGGATCAGAAATTACTCCAAGATCTTTTTCTGGTACCAAAGTTTTTTGTTCTACTGGGACATAAACTCCATGGGTATCTTTGTAGAAAGTTTTCTGTTTTGTGGAGATATATGTTAATCCGTTTGTACCATTAAAGGTTGTACCAATAGGAATAATATAATCTTCCTTAGCCATGTCTCCATTATTGATTTGGATTAATACATCAGTAGAAGCTGGGATTGCTGCTTTAATGTGATAATCCACCAACTTAGAATGTTTAACTAAGGATGAGTACCTTCTTGCTGAGATGAAAAAAGTTTCTCTTGCCATGTTATCCAAGTAATAATGAATTACTTCTGCTACTGAAGACCACATGGAAAGTAAGATAATAAAAATGTTCCCCTCAGAATAATCAGTAACTTCGGGCAACTTAGTTCTCATGTTTTGAACCAACTGGCTCTTGATTGATTGGTAAGATCTTGAAAAAACATCTAACCAGGGATTCTTTAATATTGCCATAATTATGCCGATTTTTGATATGAAAAATCAAGTTCTCCAACCATCTGATTAGTTAAAACTTGGTATCTTAACCTAATCTGTATTTCTGAAGGAGTGAATTGTATTTGGGTTTCCAAAAGTCTCACTCTTGGTTCCCAAGCTTCGATAGCTTCTTTAGTAAATCGATATACTAATAATCGAGTTGCATTTATGTTGGGTTCTTCCAAGCATTCATAATTTCGAGTACCAAATATCTCTTGCCTTAATCGGAATCCGATTTGATAAACCAAGATAGAGATAATGTTATCTTCAATTAATTCCAATGAACCTTTTTTAGGTTTCCATGAACCACTTGTTAGTTGGATGGGAAAAGTTGGCCCTGAACCAATTGACTTTTCCAATATATTTTCACTCATTGTTTTACTGTTTGATGTTCAATATCAGCCATTACTGTTTTAACTAATGGCGTATTAGCATACCCAGCTAAAGAGAGGAATGCGGCTTTACCACCATCCATTGGGGTAGCTACTGCAGCTGCTTGAGTTAATCCAAGTTTAAGGTTATTAATATCATCCTCAATCTTGTTTAATCTCTGAAGGAGTTTATCTGTCATCGTTGTACCAACTTCACCATCATTGAATATCACAAGTTTTCCTCGGATATTATGATCCTCTTTTGCAGTCTGATCCCAAGTGGATTGTGTTTCTTGAGTAATAGGTGTAGGAGTTTTTATAATTACACCCTCTGGGCTCAATGTAATCTCATGAAATTTATCCTCGGATACCTTCAACAAAATTTTCGTAGTGTTTGTTTTATCATCTAGAAATATTTTGTTACCATTTGGAGTAACTATTCCGATTACTTCCTTCTTTTCTAATTCTGGCGGTACTTGAGTTTTTGCCCATCCACAGTATGACCAGAGAGGATAATTTGGGTCTCCAGATTGGAATTCCACGAAAACTACATCATTGATTTCTGGAGTTAAATACTTAGCTCCTGATTGCAAGGGTCCAGGCTGTCCTTTGGGATAAGCCCAAACCAATGTTTGAGTTATATCTGGGACTTCGATTTGTAATCGATTAAGTTTTAAAGGATCCTCGTTATTAATTACTATTCCACGGTAAGTAGAATAGAATCGACCAATTCCCTCTAAACCATTTTCCCTTAAATATACCAGGCTCATTTTGTTTTATCTTTTAGGATTTGATCATTCTTATTAATATTGGCAGTCTGAGTAGCTTTATTTAAAGATACTGCATCTTGATTTGCTTGTACCTCGGTATACTCTCTTCCCTGTTCATCTGTACCAGTAATTACTGTAACTTCTCCCATATCCTCAGTTTCCTTTAGAATCTTTTCCTGGAATGCCTTTACTTGTTCAGCTTTAGCAATCTCAGCAGGAGTAAGATCATTAGCAATTTTCTGAACCTTCATTGCTAAAGATTGGGTATTTACCTTTACATCCGATTGAACCACTGTACCATTTGAAATGGTTTTCTTGATTAATTCGAATGTAGTAAGGTAACCAGTGGAGGCATCTATTCTATGAGAAGCTTCTTTAATGTACCAATCTCCAGAGTACTTTTGAGAAACATTTTGAATAGAGAGCATCTGGGAGCTCATTAGAGTTGGTTGCCCAATTGTAACCATTGTAGCTTCAACCTGTTTTTGTAAAGCATCGTTTACTTGATTGAATGCAAGTATCTTGGAAGAATCAGCATCACCCGCATAACCTAAAAGGTCCTTAGCAGAGAGATTTAATTCGATTTCCTTTTCTCTAACTACTTCTGGGTTATCCCAATATTCATATTTTGACCCATCACTTTTTGGGACTATCTGAATTGTTTTATCTCTCTCCAATGATTGCCAGCCAGAAATCCTACCCTGAACTTTTACTGGGCTAGAGCTCTTTGGGTTGAAATCTTCTGGGTTTACTGTTTCCTTTACCTTAGCCTTTACCTTTACTGTATAATTATCCAGTGAGATAGCAGCTAGTTTCATAGGGTCATTCCCTGCAGCTTTATATTCATTTACAACCTTTTCAAGATACTCGGGAGCATATTTCCTAAGGTAATTAGGGTCTTTCTCTAAGAGTTTCTTAGTTGCTTCTTCATCTTTATATTTATCTGTGCTGGGTCTAGTTGCAGCTCCCGTGATACCATCTACTCGAGAATCGTAAGTGTTAGGAGCATTGGAGGGAATGGTTTCTCCAGTAATACCATCTACTGAATTATCTGGCAAAGAGCCATCTGTTTGGGTTACTCCAGAATCTAAGGATTTTGTTTCACCATCAATTTGAGATTTCTTGGCAACATCTAAAGCCTTAAGCTTTTTTCGAGTGGTTACATTAAATGATACAATTTCTCCTGTTTCTTCATGCCATGTAAATGAAGCTACTGGAGCTTGATTGAAATTAGTAGGATGGATTGATACTGTATCATCTCTTCCATCTACATGATATGGACCATTTGGGATATACTTTGCCGCATCCTTTAATGCAGTATATGGAGTCCTACCTACTTGAACGAATGTTCTTCGTTTTATAAGTTTATCATTCCCAACTTCCTTCATCCCATAGAACCATCCATGATCTGTTGTTGGAATGGTTAACCCAGTTATAGAAGAGTAACCAGTATAAACATATCCAGGAGCAAGTTCCTTAGATTCCTTAACATCATAGATATAGGATTTAAATTGAACCTTTCCCTTTAGCTCATCTTCAATCCATTTGAGAAAATTATCATCAGCATTCTTTTTAAGTTGCTGAGATTTAAGGATTGAAAATCCATCTGTACATTTTAAAGTAATGATAATACCTTGAGCGGAGAATCTTATGTTGGTATCCCTTACCATTACTTTTCTTGGAGCACTTGGAGCATAGGATTTATCCGGGTAAACGATTCCCCATTGTACTCCCAGATATTGCTGTTCTCTGAATTGGGGTATATCTATTAGGTTAGGATTTTCTGTTGTGATAGTGATAAAGCATTCATCATCTTTTTCTTCTCGGTATGTATATTCAAACCCAGTAACAAAAGTACCTATTGGCAATCCTGATAAAGGGTCTATGATTGGTTTATTCTGTGAGTCTGTTACCTTAACAAAAGGCATACCGAACCCCTTGGGTAACATTGACTTTTCGTTACTCATGAGTTCGGTATGATTAATTGTTTACCCCTATACACTTCTGTAAAAGGGTCAATGATATTATTTGCATCAGCAATGTCAGCCCATAACCCAGAATCACCATAATATCTGAATGCTACACTTTGTAAAGTTTCACCTTCCAATAATGTATGAACTTTTTCTTTCCCTGTAAGACTGAAAGTACTGGGAATCCTTTCTAATGTACTGGTACCATCTGGATATTTAATCCTTACTGAATTAGTGTAGGGATTTCTTGTAGACTCTTTCATATCTTACACCTCCACTTTATCTGGATATTTAGGTTTACTTTGAGTAGCTATTGGTTCTTCTGGCATAGGTTGAGGAACATTACCATGAACCCTTTGTATATCTGCAGTAGTTAGGTTATGTTTAGTAACCCTTTTGAATGTTAGCTTTTGTGTAGCAGCATTAGGCAATAATCCCAAATCTGTAATTGGTGAGGTTCTGTTAGCCCTACAGGCATTCTGAAAATTACTCAATACATAAGGTGCTGATACCAATATAAATGAGTAATCCTTAAATAACTCTGCTGAACCCCAAGATATCCAAAGTTCAGGGGGAGAAGCAGCATAAGCATCCGCCTTAGACCAGGATTCTAATAACCTACATTTTTTGATTACATCTTTTCTATCAGATTGTGTAGAATACCAAGAGATATCGAAAGATATTGTATCTTCTGAACCCGTGTACATATAGAAAGGATTGTTTCTTCCATTGGTCCTTACTGCTACCCAACTGTTCTCTGATTCGATGTTTACTTCAGAAGGTTTACCTTGAATAACAATGGATTCATATGTACCATTACCATCAGCATTTGTATTTGGATTGATAATGATAATCTGATTCTTTACTGTGTTAACTGTTGGAGTAGCTTTAAGTTTAGGCTTGGGTACCTTTAATAATGCTCTTCGTTTTGTAGCTTGTAAAGCACTTACTCCGGTGTTAATATTTTTCTTAGCTGGGTCAATCTCTGTAGGCAATACAATTCTCTGGGCTTTGAGAGAAGTTAATCTGTTTGCCAGGATTCTAGCTCTCCAGAGATAAGTAGCAGGACCCACAGCAGCTTGACCTACTGTAGAATTATCAAAGGGTTTAAGGAGTGCCTCTTGTAGCACTCCATGTATTTTATTTATTGCACTTGCCATGTTACTTTCCTCCTACCTCAATTACTTCATTTTGACTGTGTTCATTGATAGCTTTACTACCAACAAGGTTACCATCCAAGTAGATGTTAATTGATTTGGTACCTGGTTGGGCATTAGCAAAGTTCCTTTCCATACGATCACCAAATTTCTCTAATGAGGTGTAGAACTTTACCAAAGCATCTGTATTAAGTACCTCTCTTTCTGCTGTTGTGAGATTAGCTTCATCGATTCTTTTTTGCCTTTCTTCTTCTGGAGTCAAAGCTTTAAGAAGAGAATTTGTTTCTGATGACTGCTCATTGCTTTTTGTTAAAGCAGAAATAATCATGGGTAAGAATGTGATCACTGCAGAAAGGGCTAATCCCCATGGTCCTCCGAAGAAAGCTAAAGCTCCCCTCATTACTGATGAAGCTCCGAATCTTAAAGCAGCTCCTCCTGCAACAGCACCAGCAGCTCCTCCAATCAAGGATAATGGGTTATATCTTTGAGCATATCTGGTAGCAACAGCTTCTGAGATTCTTCTGGTTCCTCCTGAAGCAGTTTGAGCATAATATCTCATCCTACCAGTTTTATCTTCTTTGCCCATTATCTTACCAAGATATTGGCCTTGATGTGATCTCATCCATTCATGGTAGAGCATTGCATTACCTACACCTCTACCCGCTAAGCCAGCTTTACCCTGAGCAATGATTGATCTTTGCATAGCAGCATACTCAGCTGCAGAAATTGTAGAAGCTTTCCAACCCTGTTTCATTACAAGGAACATGTTCCTTAATGAAACTGTAGAATCATTGAAAAGCAATCTCATTGAGGACTTTAATGCAATTACTGAAGCATTAATTGTACCTAATACTACAGTACCAGTTACTAATGCTGAAACAAATGGGCCTATTGGAGAATCAAATATTGCTTGAACACCTTCCAGGATTTTACCTATACCTCTTAACCAGGGTGTTAAAGTCGGTCCCAGAGATTCAGCAAAAGAAGTAGTTAAGTTCTCCCAAATTGATTGTACGGTTTCTATAGCTCCAGCCAATGAAGCCATTCTTTGCTCACGAACAGAAGCAGCAGCTCCCTGGGAATTATTATTTAATTCATCCAGAAGATTGGTATAATTCTGAAATGCTCTGATCATTGTAGAACCCGCTCGTTCACCTCGAACACCCAAGATATTAACCAATAAGTTATACTGATCCAGTTCTCCCAGTCCTCTACTTGCATTAGCAATCTTCTGTAATGCTAAGCCTAAATCGATTAGTTGGCCATTAGCATCTATGAAATCGGATTTAGATAATCCTAATTTAGCTAAAGCTTTCCCACCTTTGAAATTTGGGTCTCCAATGGATTTCGATAAATATCGATAAGCATTAGCTAATGCAGTACCTGCCATTGAACCCTGGATACCCGCATCACCAAGTACTCCAATTGCAGCAGCAGTTTGTTCCAGGGTAGCCCCTAAGTTTGTAGTGGTAGTACCAGCATACTTAATTGCTTCACCCAAATCATACAGATTCGTATTTGATCTGGTTACTGCTCTTGTTAAAACGTCAGAAACTCGAGTAGAATTGGCCTCTGTAGAATCAATCATAAACATCTTCATGATGTTGGTCATGATATCTGCAGCTCCTCCTTTTCCACCGAGTTCTGACATTGTAGCATTGGCTAAGTCAGCTGCAGCAGTGATATTATTAAATATCTCTGTTGTTCCCTGTCCTGCCATTGCCATATATTGCATCGCGGAGCCAATATCCTGTGAGGTAAACATTGTATCTTTACCTAAAGTCTTAGCTCTTTGAGAAAGAAGCGAAAAGTCTGTACCTGTATCCTTTGCAATTGCTTTTACAAAGGTCATCGTATCAATGAATTTTGCTCCTTGTAACACAGCTTCACCTATACCATAGGCAGCTGCACTACCAATTGCCATTCCCGCTGTTGCCATTCTATTGACAGCATTGAGATTAGCATTGGTTATATTTTTAGCCTCTTGATGTAGTCTTCGGATTTCTTTGGAGGATTCTCTTGCTTGATTGGAAAATCTATCCTCCAATACCAAAGCAATACCGATTTGTAGTTGTCCCTGATTTGGGGACCCTGAAGTGAAAATAAGGCAGTCCTCCTATAGTTTAAGTGAAACCATTATTTCATTAAATTTTTAAGCTGAGCAAAATACTGATCAGCGTTTTCGAGAAGTCTCTTTCTTTTTGAAAGAGGGAGTTTGTATAAGGTGAGATAATCTATTTGGATTTTAGCTCT